ATGATAGTAAAGGAGAACGAATATGAGTATTTCATTAATGAGAAAAAAAACAGCTATAAACCTGAAAAGTATTTGCGAACAATTAGAATTTGATAGGAATATCAGTACTAATGTATATTATGATTATGATGACGAGTGTTGTTTAAGTGTGTGATGATAATATTACATATTGCTTAGTAGTTTTTAATGAAAAAAGTTCATTGATAGAGGTAAGAGGTTCATGTTCACAGCACAGTGTAAGGCTATCAAATGATTATAAGGTAAATGTAAAACACTTGTACAATATTATAAAATTAACAATAGAACATATGAATGATTATAATAATTCATGCAGAAAGGATGGTAAATAAAATGAGAAGAGAGGAAATAAATTTACTTTTAAAAGTATTTTTTACATCTGGAGAAAGGAGATTCTTAGTTGACTTTGTAGAAGACAATCAAATATGCTTCGGACATGTGTTAGAGCCTGTATCATTGATGGTTACTTTTATGGAAGATGAAAATACTATCTATATAGATACAGAATGCAAGTCGATTAAAATTTCAAGACGCGACATTTCAGAGTTAATAGCTGTATCGTATGTATATATAGAAAATTTATTCGACTTAATAGATGAAAATATTATAAAAAAAGGAGGTGAGATAATATGACAGATAAGAATTTTAAATTATTACAATACGAATTATTAAGATTAGTAGAAAATGGTGTTTCATACTACAGAAATTTTGATTGTTTTAATTATGAGCATGAAACGCATTTGTTTGACGGCAGGAACTCATTAGTTATAAGGCATTTACCTAACGAAAAAATATCTATTTATTGGTTACATGACCAGGTGGATTTATTCGAATATGTTGTTAATTGTAATTATATAACTGATTGTTTGCAATATATCAATGATTATTATACAAATAATATAACCAAAGATTTTGGTGCATGCATGTGCAATATATCTGATATTATATTTGAAAAAGTGCATAAAAGACTTGGCGTATATAAATTATACGACAATGTATTTTTTAGAGATAGTATATTATATATTGATTCTGATAGATATATAGCACCAGATATTGTCGTAAATATAGGTGATGGAATTATTAGTATAGGCAATTCTAAAAGCGGTTTTAGAAAAATAATAGAAACTAGCAGAGAATGCGTAGTTGATGAAATAACAAGGTATATCAAAGAATTATTCGAGTATGAGGGTGTAGATATATTACTATATTAATAGGAAGGTGATTTTAATTATGACAAAGGAAGAGTTTATAAAACTACAGTATAATATTGAGGACTTAATAGATAATAATATATCGTTTTGGTCCAGGTTTGAAAGTGTATCTTATATGTTTCATTCAATCACATGTAAAACAAATGATGACTTATTAGATATTACTTTCAATGATGGAAAAATATATATAAGATGGATATACAGCACATCTATATATATTTTTAACCCTAAAAATTTTGTAGAAGCAATTAATTATATAATTGAGTTTATTTTTAATAGACATCAAGAAAATATTAAGTATATGAATGTCAGTATAAGTAAAGTTTGTAACAGAATTGATGAATATATTAAATATAAAATTGGTGTATATAAAATGTATTCAAGATGTTATATGATGGGTGCAAGCATTAGGGTTATATCTGAACATAAGAATGTACCAGACATAAGCATATTGTACAACAAGTCAAACATATCTGTATCAAATTATAGAGATGGTGCTAGTTGGTATTTATTATTAAACGAAAAAGACACAATTTTAGAAATAGAGAACTATATAACAGCTACGTTTAAATATTATCATATAGATATTGAGGGTTAATATAAGGAAATTTTAAGACATACGTTTAGGAATAAAAAATACGGTATTTATAGATTTATGCTTGATGTAGAGTTTATAGATTATATTTTATTTAGGTCAGAAAATTATAATTTATCAATACAAAATTATGAATATTGTATTGTAATTAGATTATATGATATAGTGGATACAGCAATAAAAATACATAATAAATGTTGTTTAAGGTGGTGATAGCAAATGAAAACAGAAAATAAGGAAAGAAAGTATAAAATCATGTTCACAAAACAGAAACAAGGTTCTTATACTGCTAGGGTTATTGTTCCAATGTCAATCATAAAAGACTTGGACATAAAGCCTGGTGATAGCATAAGATATTCCAGAACAGAAAAAGGTGTTGTGATAAAAAAATGTGATTAGTGAGGTGTTTTTTTGTGAATATAAATAAATTATACAGGAAAGAATATTCTTTATATTTGCGTAGATTGAATAGACAGTTTAAAGCTGGATATGATGTAAATGTAATACCAAAAGTTGAAAACCCAACAAAAAAAGATATTACCCTTATAAAATCAATAAGAGCCATGCAGATTAAAAAGGAATCTGATATAGTAAATTTAATCACGGGTGAAATTGTATCAGGAAATAAAAAAGAGGTAGAAAAAATAAACAAAGAGTTCTTAGAGTTACCCGCTGAATTGCAAGACCTTTCAATGGAACGTGGAATGTTAATAAAGAGTACTGATACAGACGTATATAACGCTATAAGAGAATACGAATTGTTAATTAAAAACTGGTATGATAGTATAAATAATTTTAGAAAAGATTTAAGAGATTTCCTATTTGATAGAACAAACGAGTTATTAAGCAATGAGTCATCAAAATTAGAATTTGCAATAGCTTATAAGAAAAATCCTGATATTTTTCCCACACCTGCTGATTCAAGAATAGAAGTTGTTTCTGCTAAAATGAATGCTGTAATGGAAGCAATGCAATTTTACAGTGATTCGCCTGAAATAAATTACTTTGCTGACAGATTTATAAATTATGAATAACATACATTACTATGCATGTGATTTTGAAACAACGGTTTATACGAAAGAAATGATTGATATATACGGTTCTCAAGAATCAACAGAGGTTTGGGCCGCGGCTATTTGCGAATTATTTGATGATACAGAAACCGTCACTATTTTACATTCAATAAGGGATTTTTTAGAGCATATAAGCAGATTACCTAATAAAAGTATTTTTTATTTTCATAATCTAGCGTTTGACGGTTCTTTTATTGTAGATTTTTTATTAAAAAATAATTATGAATTTACAACAAAAAAGAAAAGCAATATGTTATCGAAAGAATTTAACGCGTCCATATCATATATGGGGCAATGGTATAAAATTATAATAAAGGATGGTAAAAAAGTGATTGAAATAAGAGACTCATATAAGCTAATGCCGTCTAGTATTGCTGATATAGGAAAATCATTTGAGACAAAGCATAGAAAACTAGAAATGGTTTATGAAGGGGAACGCTACGCCTATTGTGAAATAACAGATGAAGAGAGAAAATATATAGAAAATGATGTACTGGTGTTAAAAGAAGCACTAGAAAAAATGTTCAATCAGAATCATAAAAAGTTGACGATTGGAAGCTGTTGTATGGCAGAATTTAAGCAATTTTTTTCTAGAAAGGAATATAATTCGTTGTTTCCAGATTTAAAATTAGAATATCTTGACGAGCGATATTCTAATGCATGGAATCAGTGGGATTATGTACACAAGTCATATCATGGAGGTTGGGTATATGTGAATCCGCGCTATGCTCATAGAATTATAAAAATGGGGTTAGTTTTTGATGTAAATTCGCTATATCCATCTGTTATGCATAGTGTATCAGATAATTATTATCCTGTGGGTTATGGAACTTATAAAAGAGGGAAACCAGGTGAGGAAATAATTAATAAAAAAGATGTGTATTATTTTATACGTGTAAGATGTAGATTTAAACTAAAAGAAAACGCTTTACCGTGGCTACATATACGACATAACGCATGGTATAAATCAAATGAAAATTTATATACTAGTGACGTAAAGTATAATGGAAAATATTATAGATATGTAAACGTAGATGGGGAAATTTTTGACACAGTGCAAGAATTAACATTTACATGCAAAGATTGGGAACTATTCAAAGAAACGTATTATATTTATGATTTGGAGTATTTGGACTATATTTATTATCATGCAGTAAAAGGACTTTTTGATGAGTATATCGACACATACAAGGAAATAAAAGAGAATAACACAGGTTTTTTGCGTACACTTGCCAAACTATTCCTTAACAATTTGTATGGGAAGTTCGCCACCTCTGACGACTCCTCATACAAAGAACCTTTTTTGAATGATGACGGCGTGGTATCTTTCAAATTCAATGAAGAGCACAAAAAACAAGTAGGGTATATCCCAATCGGTTCGGCTGTGACATCTTATGCTATGAACTTCACAATCCGTCATGCAATGGCGAATATAGATAGATTCTGCTATGCAGATACAGACAGCGTACATATCCAAGGCTATCAAAAACCAAAAATGATAATCGAGCACCCGACTAATTTTTTATGCTGGAAATGCGAGGGAAAATTTGATTTCGCGTATTATGAGAGGCAGAAAATGTATGCAGAACATTTTATTGAAGTCAATAGAAAACCTTGTGAACCTTTTTTAGATATAAAAGCCGCGGGCATGTCAAAAAATGCTAAGGATATGTTTATAAACGGAAAGTATAAAATATCTGACTTAAAAGCTGGTTTGGAACTTAAAGCTTGTAACCTTAAAGCTGTGAGAATTAAGGGTGGCATACTATTAACGAACAAAGATTTTTGTATAAGAGAATCGAAAGATAAAAAAATAAATGTGGTAAAAAGTGTTGACAAAAAAGATAAAAAATGATATACTAATATTGTAATAAAAAATAATAAAGAAAGGAGAAACAGAATGATTACTAGAACATTTAAAGGACTTAATGTAACTTTTGAAATTTACAGTAAGGTGAATGGTGAGGTTACAAATGAGACAAAGACAGAGTATGTTGGCACAAGTGACGTGAAGAGAGCAGAAATTATTTTAAGCAAAAAGTATAAAGGTTCTATTCTTAATATTTTGTCTTGTGAAGAGACAGAGGAAAAGTATGGTATGCCAGTAGACGTATTTATTGCAAATGCACAAAAACTATAATGAAAAAAAAAAAAGGAGAATAAAAAATGGAAAAGGAAAGAGGATATAGCGCAAAAGTTAATTTTGTTTCGAAAGATAACATCACAAAAAAGGAAACAATTAAATTAAGGTCATTTAATGACATGCATAGCATTGATGAGTTAATATCAGCAGGAAATGATTTAATTATTAATCTTGACTATTATGCAGAAGTAGAAGTACATAATGAAAAAAGCGATAACACTGATTATACCAAATATGTATATGTAGATAAAGATGGTTCAATGTATATTTCAGGTTCACAGTCATTACATAATGAGATAACGGATATATACGAGGAACTGGTTGGAGAGGATGACGTTACGGTAAAAGTAATAGCAAAGGAATCTAAAAATTATAAAGGAAAAATGTTCTACACATGCGTATTGGTTTAAAATAACAAAAGGGTGCACAAGCACCCTTTTAATATAGAGGTGTAATATGGATAAATATTATAGTTGCGATAGACTTTTAACACTTAAAGATAAAAATGGAAAACCCCCAGAGATATTTATAACAGATGGAAACCGGACAGCGGGAAAAAGCGTAAGTTATAAAAAGAAGTTGATTTCAACGTTTTTAAAAACGAAAGATGTAAATCAATTTTTTTATTTATACAGAAATAAATCTGATATGTCTAATTGTGCTGATGTATTTTTTAACGACATAAAAAGAATATTTTATCCTTCTTACAGTATGACAGAGAAAAGAATTTTAAACGGTAACATAGTTGTATTATATTTGAATGGTGTAGAATGCGGATACTGTTTACCTCTTTCCATGTCGCATAAATTTAAAAATATGTCAGCCTTATTTTCAAGAGTTAAACATGGTTTTTTTGATGAATATCAAAACGAAAATAATATATATTTACCAAATGAAGTTGAGAAATTAATGTCATTACATATATCAATAGCAAGAGGTGACGGAGAACAGCATAGGTATGTGCCTTTATATATGGCTTCTAATACAGTATCTATTTTAAATCCTTATTATTCTGCATTAGGAATCAATAAGATGTTAAAAAAGAACACTAAAATATTAAAAGGTGATGGTTGGGTTTTTGAAAGAACCTATAATGAAAATGCAAACGCGGCCATGACAGAATCAGGGTTTGTAAGGGCCTTTTCAAAAAGTAAGTATTCATCATTTGCTAGTAGTAACGTATATTTAAATGATAATGAATCATTGATAGATAAACCATCTGGAGGAAATCAATATTTACTTACAGTTATATACAATCAAAAACCTTACAACATCAGAAAATATAGTGACGTTGTATATGTGTCAACTGGTTGTGATGAAACTTTTAGTAATAGAATATGCTTTAATGTGAATGACGTTGTAGACGATAGAGCATTAAGAGTAACGCCTGGAAATTTTATTGTTATCATGCTACGCGAGTATTTTAATAGAGGTGTTATGCGGTTTGAAAATCTGGACTGCAAAAATATGGCACTTGACTTACTATCTTATATATGATATATTATAAGTGGCTCCACTGTTTAATATAAATATCGATACATTATAGCGTACACATAACCAGGCAGGTTGTATAATGTAGTGGACTTGTACCCCCTTTATTTAATTTCACAGTACACGGGCCGCGCGGCGGAAAAAAATTTTCTACCGCGCTATTTGTATTGACAATAAATAAAATTTATGATACTGTTATATAAAGGAGGTGATACAATGACGGGTAACATTGATACTATTGTTCAGATTGTTTCAAGTGTTGGATTTCCTATTGTATGCTGTGGGTTTTGTTTTTGGTATGTAAAATACATAACGGACAAAAACAGAGAAGATATAACAAATCTTAATGAACAGCACAAAGAGGAATCAAATAAAATGATTGAGGCAATCAATAACAACACACTTGTAATGGAAAGACTTGTCGAAAAAATCGAGAGTAAAGGAGGTGTACTATAATGAAAAAAATATTTTCGTTTGTAATGGTTTTACTTTTATCATTATCACCAATTACAGTAAACGCTAACATGAATGGAATAGATGTTTCGTCATGGCAGACAGGAATTGACATATCACAAGTAAACTGTGATTTTGTGATAATGAAAGCTACAGAGGGCGAAACATATGTGAATCCCGATTGCGATAGAGTGTATCAGGATTGTATAAAGCACGATAAGCTACGAGGTGTATACCATTATGCGTCTGGTGGAAGTCCAGAGAGTGAAGCACAATTCTTTTTAGATAATATAGAAAATTATATTAACGATTCTATATTAATTCTTGATTATGAATCATATGCGTCTTACAATGGTTCATGGTGGGCGGAAAGATGGCTTGACTATGTATACAATCATACAGGCGTGAAACCAGTTATCTATATGAATTTAAACACATTAAATAGCTATAATTGGGAGAATGTGAGAAATAAAGATTATGGATTGTGGGTTGCTGGTTACTATCTAGGATATGAGCCATTTTATGGATACAATGAAAATGCACCCATCATGGGAAATACGTATCCATGGACTGATTGTGTAGCTTTGTATCAATACACATCAAGCGGTTATTTAAACGGCTGGAATGGCGCGTTAGATTTAAACGTATTCTATGGCGACAAAAGTGCATGGAATTTATACGCAAATTCAACTGGTGATGTGGCACCTGATAATGCACCATCACAAACAGGCACATATTACACAGTTGTATCGGGTGATACATTGTGGAATATAGCGTTAGCATATGGCGTTGATGTGTGGGAACTTGCAAACGCGAACGGTATTAGCAATCCAGCGTTAATTTATCCAGGTCAGACAATTTATATTGGGACAGCAAGCAATAGTTCAAATTATTATACAGTGAAAAGCGGAGATACTTTATCTGGTATAGCGGCTATGTATAACACAAACTACTGGACATTAGCTGAAATCAACGGTATATCAAATCCAGATTTAATATATGAAGGTCAGATTATATGGCTTGGATAATTGTAGAAAGCAGAGCACTATCGCAAGAGGAAATGGATAACAATGCGCAAGAGTTTGCTAATGACATGGGAGCACGCGGATTTTCATCTGAAGCAATCAGCGGTATGCTTGGAAATATGCAGTATGAAAGTTCTATAAATCCGGGCAGATGGCAGGGCGACGTTGTAGGGGATTATAGTGCAGGGTTTGGATTGGTGCAGTGGACACCTGCAACGAATTATACAGATTGGGCTACTGCCAATGGCTACCATATAACTGACCCTTACGGTCAAGAGGAATGGATTGACACACTCACAGGACAGGGGCAGTGGGGAGAAACTTCCAGTTATCCGATTTCATGGGATACGTATAGAACAAGTTCAGAATCACCTGAATATCTAGCTTCTGCATTTCTTTACAATTTTGAAAGACCAGCAGACCCGGCCGCTACAGAGGCAGGACGAAGGGAAGCCGCAAGATATTACTATGAAAAATTGAACTTTACATCATGCTTTACTACTCCTAGATTAGATGATAGCGGAATGTTGAATAATCCTTACTGGTATGATTTAAATCCGTTCTACATATCAGGATATGGATTACCTAACTGTACTTGTTATTGCTGGGGTAGACGATATGAAATAACAGGAAAAGCCCCCGACACTTCACTTGGAAATGCAGACACATGGTTTGACTATGCAGTGTCAAAAGGACAGAGGACAGGTAAGGAGCCAAAGTTAGGCGCGATTATGTGCTGGTCATACACTGGCAGTCATGCGTCAGAAGGCGGCCACGTTGCTATAGTGGAAGAAATAAATGATGACGGTAGTATAACAACTAGCAATAGCGCGTATGGTGGTGCATATTTTTATACACAAACGCTGACGTCACCCTATGAGTGGGCGGATTATACACACTTTGACGGGTGTATATATCTTGACTGTGAGCCAACACCAAAACCACCAGAAAGAAAAAGAAAGAAAATGCCATTATATTTTTATTTATGGCCATAAAGAGAAAGGAGATAAAAAATGGATGTTTTAGAAGCATTAGACAAAATTATTGACGGGCTAGACGACATTACAGAGTATGAGGACGCGATTGACATATTAAGAAATAAACTAAACGCGTCCGGAGAAGATGAAAATTACAACTACAAAGAAAAATATGAGGAACTAAAAGAAAAATACAAAAAGCGTTTCAAGGAAGATATTCGAGAGAATATGGAGAGAGAATATAAAGAGGAAATAAAAGATACAGGTGTTGAGGAAAAAATTGAAGTAAAAGACTTGGATATGTCCTTTGACGGTTCAAGCGAATAAAAAGTGAGGTGTAAAAAATGAGTGATAAAAAAGTTCAGGCAACTAACCAAAATATTTTAAATGCTGTACGTAGTCAACTATCATATGAGGTTCAAAATCATTTACCTAAAATAACAAGCGATAACATTTCTCAAGTGTATGATGATATTTTAAGGTATAACCCACTCCGTAATGAGGTTGTTCCAGCCCTTGTTAGACTAATCGGCATGTTATCAGTTGACACTGTGGCATGGAGAAACCCTCTAGCAAGATATAAGAAAAACCCTATGCGATACGGTGAAACAGAAGAGGAAACATATGTAAATATGTGTAAGGGGCATGCATATGACCCACGCGATAGTTTTGAAAAAGCTTTCCAAATTTATGAAAGCTATATTATGAGTGTATTCCACAATATCAATCTCAAAATTCAATATCCAGTTACGGTCACATTCGATAACCTACGAAACGCTTTTTTCAGTGAGTACGGTATTAGGGATATGATTTCCGCAAAAATGGAAAGTGCTGTTACAGGGGCAAACTGGGACGAATATCTCGCTATGAAAATGCTTATTGACGCGGCATATGACAAGCAAATTTTACCCGCTGTCACAGTTCCAGAAGTTGTTAACGAGGAATCCGCAAAGGATATGCTAGTAGAGGTAAAAACCGCTATAGGTGAATTTTCGTTCCCTAACCCTGCTAATAATATAGCTGGCTCAACGGCGTCTTCCAGACCGGAAAATATTATTTTTATAACCACTCCTAGAACTAACGCAAATATAAGCGTTCAGGCATTAGCTTATGCATATCAGTTAGATAGGGCACAAGTAGAAGTTAATACTGTGGTTGTGGATAACTTTTCACATTCAGCAATTCAGGCTGTAGCTGTGGACGTTCGTTTCTTTAAAGTAAGGGAGCAATTAAGAGAAATTAGTGACCAGAGATTAGCTAATGTTTTAAGTTGGAACTATTTCTATACACTGTTTGAAATGGTATCGGCTAGCCCGTTCTATCCAATTCGTGTATTTACAACAGACGTTGTTGCTACATCTGACTTGACAATTACTGCAAATTCAGGAACTTACAAATCAGACTTAGACAATGAGGTTGAAATACCAGCAACCGTTACGGGCGGAAAAGGTACATATCATCAGGAACTTTTGACATACGAATTAACATCAGGAAATAAATCACGTGATACGTTCATTGTTCCAGGAACTAACATTTTACACATTGGAGCAGGTGAGACGGGAACACTTGCAATTAAAATAACGTACAGAGCAGACGAAACAATAACGCAAGAAATTTCTTACACTAAACAAGCATAGGAGAGTAGGAGCACTAATACAGTGCTCCGAATATAAAAAATATGATTGATTTAATAAAACAGGCTAACGTGGTTCCTAGAAGTCCATTAACAGAATTAAGGCTATATTGTGGTGTACCATGGGACGATAGATATGAGCATGTTAGATTATTTAATAATACGCAAGATTTATTAAACAATCTGGAGAATTGGAGAGTTTACCCCTCTAATTCTGAAAGGCTCACGGAGATGTCTCCTATTAAAGTGGGTTCTCTGACGTTACGTGTTCCGTTTACAGAGATGGAAGCACTAGAATTAAATTATCTAGCATTTTGCAATCATGGAATAAGTGAGACGTGGGTTTTTTGCTTTATAAATAGTATAGAATGGTTGAGTGAAAACAGTACAAGAATTAACTTTTCGCTTGACATATTCCAAAATAATTTTTATAAATGTAATATAAAGCCGTGTTTTATTGAGTATCACCATATACCACGTAGTGAGGACGAAATTGGTGCTAATCTTATTCCTGTCAATATTGAGACGGGGGAGCCTATAATATCCAAAGAAGTATTTTATAAATTTAATGATTGGTATATAACACTGTATTTAACAGATGGAAAAACTGTTTATAACAGACCTGGTTCATTCATAAATCATGTGTATTCTGGTGCACAAATGCTGTGGTTGGGCGGAGAATCAGAAGATAATATTGCGCTAGCTGTCAATGAAATTATAAAACAATATGTAGAAGACGGACAAGTTGACGCTATAGTAAATATAGTGCAAACTCCCCATATATGCATGCCAACGCAAGCCTCAGAAATAAGACTTATTAATATTGATAGCAATTTTTTTGAGGGTTACAAGCCTAAAAATAATAAATTATATACTTACCCATGGTGCTATGTTATGGTTGATAACATGGAAGGAAATGCCGATATATTCAAATTTGAATTGTCAGACAGAGCCGACCACGCTGTAAGATTTGTTATAAACGGCGTGTTGGCAACTGCACCACAAATAATAACATACCCTACATATTACAAGGGTATTAAAGAAGATTATTCCGATTCATTAATAAATACAGGGTTTCCTATTTGTTCATGGAATAGCGATACGTTCAGAGCATGGGTAGCACAAAATAGGAGTAGCCTAGCAATCAGAGGAACTATGGCGATAAAAGATATTAGAGCAGGAGCTTTAAAAAGTGTTGCAGGTGTGGCCGCCGCACCATTTACAGGTGGAACTAGCCTAATGCTAAGTGTTGGTGGTGTTTCACAAGCAAGTTCTGGAATAAATAATACATTGGCGTTATTAGGAGAGGTTGCCGACAAAAGTAGACTACCAAATACATTGCATTCGAAAGCTATAACAAACGATTTGTTTGTTGGAATAGAAAATATGGGTATAAGGTTCTATTCTATATCATGTAAAAGAGAATTTGCAGAAATCGCGGACAGTTTTTTTGAGATGTACGGTTATCCTATAAAAAAGATTGAAATACCAAACTTGCATAGTAGAAGCACATGGAATTATGTTAAGACGTCTGATTGTAATTTTACTGGATGCATAGACTTAAATCAACTTAAAGAATTGCGCGCTATATTTGATAGAGGCGTAACCTTATGGCACACTAACGATATAGGCAACTATTCACTTGAAAACAACTAGAAGGTGGTGATAAAATGAAAAAGAATCCTATACGTTGTTTTGAAAATATACATCAATGCTGTAACGGTAAATCAGTTCCATATTTTAAGTTTTTTATTGACCTATACAATCTAGCTGTAAATCGTTTTGAATGGGTGAATTTTCCGAAAGAAATAAATCCTTACTTTCTTGAGGATATACTTTTTTGGAGAGGTAGCGCATTATTCATATATGATGATGTGGCGGATATGTATGCAGTGATGAAGGAGGCACTTGTCGGTATGATGGATATTTACAATATACCAGAAACAAGGGAAGCCTTTGCCGTTACTGGATATTTAAAAGATTATTACAAAGATAATAGCGTAATAATATGGAATAATCCCGCGCATGTTGGCTTTGTGTTAAGTGCCCAAATGTATGCAGAAGCTCTTGAAACTGCATGGAAAACAAAGAATCTAAACATGTATGCGCAAAGAACACCCGTAGCGTTAGTGTCATCTGATGAACAAAAATTGAGTTATCAGGTTTTCGGGGAAAATTATGATAACTATGTTCCAGTTATTAAGTTAACAGATAGTTTTGACTTAGACAAAGTAAAAGCTATTAACATGAATGCGCCATATGTAGTTGATAAACTGGAGCAGGAAATCAAAGAAATTTATTCCATGGCTTTGAATGACTTAGGATATGAAACAAATAATATAGAAAAAAAGGAACGTGTAACTAATAAAGAACTTGACGGTAATAATGGTCAGATAGAAGGTATGAGAAACGCAGGTTTATCAATGAGAAAACGCGCTTGCGAGGCTATCAATAACATGTTCGGACTTGATGTAGATGTAAAATTCAGAAGCATACTTCCATCATTTATAAATGGCTTTATCAATGAAAACTTAACAACTTCTGATAATATAATGGAAGGTGGCGATAATAATGAGTAAATATACTACAACCATTAATGATATATTATCATCATTTATAGATGAAGCGTATGCATATGATTATACCGTAACGGAAATTATTGAAATCTCGAAAAATAAATTTTTCAATTTTGAATTTGAATGGTACACAGACGACATTGATGTATTAAACGATTTCAAGCGTGATTTCTTGCTTACCTATTATAATTATTACATAGGGTTTGAAACGCTGGGAATGTTTAAAACTTACCTCATGGCAAAATTAAACGTTATCATGCCTTACTATAAAGAATTGTATAAACATATTAAAATTGGATACGACCCATTCATAAATGTTGATGTAACATATACGAATGATGAAAGCGAATCCAGAAAAGGGCAAAATAATTATACTGATAATGCAAGAAATACTACAAAAAGCGTGGCAGATTATGAGGGGATAAATTCCGACAATCCTCAAGTTACATATGCAAATAACGACTATGCGTCAGGTATGAACAGAGGTGAAAATATCACAAATACCGAATCAAGCGGAAACATGATACATAGTCAAAATGATTTGGTTAATAGGGACAATGAATATAAAAGGACAGAAAAAGGATTAAAAGGAAAAAGCAAAGCAGAAGCAATAAGAGATTTAAAAAAGGAAATTGTGAATATTAACAGGGAAATAATTGAATTATGCAGGCCGTTATTTTTGTCTGTGTGGTAAAGGTGGTGATTAAATGAGTGAAATTAAGCCTATTGTACCGCTTGTGTGTTGTGATATTCCTACGGTTTACAGTAATAAGCAGAGCTATTATGAATGTCTATGCTATATAGGTAGTAAGATTAACGAATGTATTGAAATGATTAACAGTTTTACTGATGATTACAAAAACTATACAGATGAACAAATAGCAAAACTTAAAGCAACGTTAGAAGAGGAATTACAAAACGCAGTTGATACACTAAACAAGAAAATAGATTTTGAAGTGAAGGAACTTGACGAAAAGATTGTAGCTTTATCAACAAGCATAACAAAACAGTTAAAAGAATTAAAAGACCTAATATATACAGTAAATGAGAATACCAAAGCATGGGCTGAATATGAAATAGAAAAACTGTATGAATATATAGACAATGTGTTTTGTGATAACGTGAAATGCTACAATCCTACAAATGGAATGTATGAGCCTATTTGTAAAGTCCTGAATGATATTTACGGAAAGTTGCGATACTTTGGAATCACAGCCGAACAATATGATTCATTACAGCTAACCGCTGATGATTACGACGCATTAATGATTAGCGCAAGTGATTATGATTTATACGCTAAAATGATATTGTATAAATCGCCATGGTTTTATATGTATTCTCCATTTACTGGTAAATATGAATTTTATCAAGATGTGATTTACCAGATGGCGGACTTATTGAAACCTAATCCTATTACTGCCGCTGAATATGACGCGCTTAATATTACAGCGACTAAGTATGACGGTAAAAAAATTACAGCGGCGAAGTATGATGATAACGCAAAAACTATATTAAACACTTAATTTGAAAGAGAGGTATTTTATTATGAGTGCAACTGGAAAAACAACTAACTATGAACTGGGAATCTATGTTGGAACGGACGTTACTGATTGGCTAGGCACATTCAATGGTAACATGAATAAAATTGACGCACAAATGAAAGTAAATGCGAATGATGTTGCTTCTGCTAACCAGATAGCAGGTAAAGCTAATTCTACAGCTACAAAAGCTAGTGAAAAAGCTGATTCGTTAGAGGTTAACGTTAATAAAAATGGTAGCAACATTAAAACATTACAAAATACAGTTAATAGTCAAGATACTGCTATTAAAAATAATGCTAATGCCGCTAATAAAGCACAGCAAACAGCCAACACTGCACAAAGTAGTGCTAATACTGCTAATGAGGGCGTGAATAATATTCAGCAATGGAAAACTGTACAACTAACAGTTGGTACTGGCTCTGGAACTGTTTATTTAACGTATAATGTGGCATTAAAATTATTTAACATATACGGTAGGATTAATATTGGAAATGGTAACAATGGTTCAGCATTAGTTGGTAGTAGCATATTGACTAGTATACCGGCAGGATTC